TGAGGTCATTGGCAGGCGCCTACCGCTGAAACTAACTGTTTTTCGTACCCAATTCTCTGCCGGCGCTCGGCCAGAAGTGCCCGCACCTTAACCTCCAGACGGTCGGTTTTGCGCAGACCGGCGGCCGCCCAGGGCGGCGGCGCTACCTCAGGCGCCCGGCACGGCACCTGCACCGGCACCTCAACACGCACATATTGCACCTTCGGTTCAACACGCCCTCCACAGCCGGCCAAAGCTAGCGCACCACTCAGGATCAGCAGCATCCTCATAGGCCAAGCTCCTCGTCGATGATCGAGGTGGCGGCGGCGCACTGGTCGCCACCGGTGCTTTCCTGCTGCAGCCGGTTTGCCGCGGCGTAATCCAGATCTGCGCTGGCCTTGGCCTCACTCACCGCCTGTTCGGCGGCGGCCTGGCGGGCCTGCGCGGCCAGGACCAGGTCGCCCAGGGCCTTGCCCTGCTCCTGCGCCAGGCCGGCCAGGTTGTCGCGGGCTGCCTTGCAGCTGGACACCTTGTTCTGCTCAGCGTCCAGCAGCGGGCGGAAATGGCCAGTGGTGGCCCAGGCGCCCACCAGCATGGCCGCGAGGATCAGCAGGCCGGCGCCGATGGCGCGAGTCACCATTTGCTCCATGCTGCCTCCCAGTCAGGAAGATCGACCGTCTGGCCGGCGAGTGGGTGGGTGCTATCCGCCAGGTACTGGATGCGCCCGTCGGTGACGAACGAGTGGCAGACAAAGGGGCGCGGTTCAACGCTGCCGCCACCCATCACGACCTGGTGCTCCTGATCATTGAGCCGCTGGGTTCCCCGCACCAGTACCGACGGAGTAAAGGTCGGCGCACTGGGGTTGCCGTTGTACCCCCAGCGTGGCCCAGAGCCGGCGCCAACCTTGAGGCTGTGCGGCGCATCGCAGCCGTTGCAGAAGAACCACAGCGACCCGTCATGGGCTTCGCCCAAACACCGGCCGATCGTCTTGATCGTCATGCCAGCGCCCTCCGTACCCCCTCGTCGATCACCTGGTCCTTGTACGGGTTGCCGCCGTTCTCGTGGACGATGATCCCGAGGACCATGCCGCGCAGCGTGGCCGAGTCTTTGATGTTGATCGGGTCAGTGGTGCGCATGCCTAGGCGCTTGGCCACGGCCGAAGCGTAGGCATGGGTGTCGTTCTCGTTGCTGGGCGCCCAGCGATTGATAGTCTCCAGCACCGTATCGATGCCCTTGCCGCCTACACCAGGCATGCCGTCTTTGCCCCGGTAGTTGATCAGCAGCTTGCCCAAGGCGCGGATGCCGTTCTCGGGTGTATCGAAGATGGCGAAGCGGCCACCAGGTTCTTTTCCGATCTGACCCTGCCAGTCGTTGCGGGGATTGAAATCGATGTTGCCGGGGTTCCGGTTGCGGACGCCGCGGGGTGTGGTCATAGGTTTTCTCCAGACAAAAAAATGCCCGCGCTAGGCGGGCTTGATCGGATTCGGATATTCTGTGTGACAGTTTTATTACGCTAAGAAATTGGAGACGAAGGATGCGCCAAGTTAAATGCTCGCCGGAATTGACGCCGCACCCAACCGCGGACGGCTGGGTTCAAGGTTGGGCAGTGCTTCTCAGTAATCGCACCACGTGGGATCTCAGAGCTGTTCACGCCCTGAAGGTCGAAGCTGACAAGGAGGCCGCTGAAATTGGGTCTTCCTACGAGGTGGTTTGGGGCTACTTCCGCCCAGAGACTGAGGACTTCATGCATGGTGGCCCCATTGATAGCACTGCGCTGCCTCTGGTTGCCTGACCTGCTCCGGCCTAGGGGCGAAAAGGGTTAGGAACCGGTCACCGACCAAAGACTTGGACGGGCGTAGCGCAGCTATATTACGATATTGTGTCAATCTGATTGAATTTCAGTGAAATCTGATCGAGCAGGTTGGCTTATCCGCAGTGCTCGCCTTTGTACCTCAGAGGAAGAAGATCGCCAGCTTGGCGTATGCGCGGGATCCGGGGATTGGCCCCTGCAGTAGACGCTTGGAAGAGCTAAGGACACAGCCTTTGAACACATCGCGCAAGTTTAAAGAAATTTTCCCAGGCGCCATTTTCTTTGGCTCCAACCCTGAAATGTGCCTTCAAATCCCTATTTGCAAAAGCATCAGGGGAATACGCTTTTCGATTGCCGCTGAAGAAGCGGAGTTTCTGAACTTTACAAACTTTGCAATCCATACGACTGATGGGAAGCAGCTTAAGCTAAGCAAAAGCAACTGCTCTGTCAGCATGAGCAGCATTTTCAATGAAAATAGCTCACGGTTCGGACCTGACTATATTCAGGGCGGCGATGGCGGAGAGATTCACACTAAAAAAGAGCCCGCCCCTTTTGTCAAAATAGTCTTCAACCAACCAGTTGGCGTATCGTCAATCAGTGTTCTCAACCGGGCCGACAAGTGGTCCGTGAGAAACAAAGACCTACGCATAGAGATTTTGACAGATGCTGCTTGGGAAACCTTTTGGCAAAACTCCAGCGAAGATATTTACGGAAAAATCTATGAATCGGCTTGCAAATGGATATCTGCACCGCTGATTCAGAATCTTGAGAAACTGGAAACCGCGCAGGCCAGATCAGTCCTCAAGAATGTTTTAGTAGGCGTCATTCAGAGCGACCTACTGCCTAAGTTCATTGAGGAAGACTCCTGCCTCTTCTCGATTCTCGATTTTTATGGGAGCCGCCCAGCAGACGATCTTGACGTGGAAATTCTGGCCGCCATGATCGCTGCCTCTCTGCGAAAAGAAAAAGTCCTCGGCAACTTCTCATTCATTCAGAATCTGATTCCATCAAAAGAGCTTACGATAAAGCTTCAGAACTCTATAAATACGTATACCAAACGCCTGTTTAACGACTCTGCGTTCATTATGACCAGGCATGGCATTCGTAAAAGTCATCTCCTCAGCCTCAAGGACGAATTACTCGATCACACGTCCCGTGTCATGGCATTCGTCCAGTCCGCTGGCTACCCCTGCACTCTGCTCTACGGTACGCTGCTCGGGGCAATTCGTGACAAAGGCTTCATTCCGCACGACGACGACCTTGATGTCTGCTTCTTCAGCGAGCATAGAGACATGAGGGAGGCAAGCAATGACCTTCACGACAAGCTGAAGGCTCATGGCTTTACAGTCGTCCGTAACATGGGCTGTAACTTGCACGTCCTTGGCGGCAAAGGGATATGCGTTGATCTCTTCCCCGGTGTTATATCTGGCGATGAAATCTCTCTCCACATGGAGAAAATGAGTATTCGTCAAATCCGTAAGGACATAATACTCCCTGCAGGGGTGATTGATTTTTATGGAAGAACGTTCAGCGCTCCTAGCAATCCCGAAGCATTCCTAACCGAACGGTATGGTAACGACTGGACAGAATCCAACCCCTTCTTTGAATGGCCGTACGCACTATCATGAAAAAGCAGAAGACTTTAATTACTTACGGGACATTCGACCTTCTTCATATTGGGCATTTGAACCTTCTGGAGAACCTTTCCAATCTCTGTGACCGACTAATCGTCGGGGTTTCTACAGACGAATTTAATGCACTCAAGGGGAAGAAGTGCGTAGTCTCATACGAGGACCGCGCCAGACTGGTGCAGTCCTTGAAGGTTGTCGACCTAGTAATTCCTGAAATGGACTGGGCGCAAAAACGCTCTGACATCATCGCCCACGAAGCTGACATTTTTGCCATCGGGAACGACTGGGCAGGGAAGTTTGACGACCTTCAAGATATCGTACAGGTCCTGTACCTTCCAAGAACGGACGGCATTTCCACCACAGAAATAAAAGACATTATCTCCAAGACCAATGAAGATAAGCTCTTGACTATCAAGAACACTCTGGAGCATGCGCTTTCGATGTTCGGATCTCTGGCCTCCAAATAGAACACCTGAAGCTCCTGGGCTGATATTCAGCCCAGGATAATCGTGTTATCTGCTCGAAGTTATTTACTCGTTAAGTGCTCCACCGAAAACGTATCCGGCGGTGGGCATTCAGCCGCTTCGCCACGGCCGACCTAGGTTTAGGTGTCGATCCTTGCTGCCCCCAAGCGATGATCATTCGACAAGGCTGCTACGTGGTGAAAATCTGGCCCACACCGCTCACGGTCTTTTTTTGGCAGGATTTTTCTGTAGCCATGCGCCCCCTATCCCTTTGTGAGGTACCAGCAATGGAACGCGGCGCCGCGGAAAAAGACGAAGCTCAGCTCCCTGAAGTATTCACGGAGGCCCAAGAGCGACGAATTTTAGAATTGATTCAGCAAGAGCTTCTCAAAGAGAACCAAAAGGGCTGGGCTGGATGGCCAGCCACAGAGCCAGCTTGACTGGTTAGGGTAATGCAGCCAGCGAACCTGGCAGCCCCATCATCACTGGAAACGCGCGTAATTTCTCTCGTAATCCAGAGCAATGATCTCCGCCAGACTACGCCCTGGCTCGTTCAACCGCTGAAGCCAGGCGCGATAGACAGGCCCGCCGACCGTGGCTACGAATGACGCAGAGCCGTACCCTAGTATTGGGATGTCCGACGCGTCAGGAAGTACATAGGCTTGAGCAGTTTCCGGACTGGTCGCCTTTAGCTCGCCATTCAGGTAACCGCGAACCACGTGATTTGTACCCACCACCTCATATTCGAACACCACCTGATGCAGCGCACTGGTCGGCAACGAGAAGCTCACCGAACGCCCATTCAGAATGGCCACGATGGTCGCCAGCGATCCCGAACTCATCAAGAAGTTGATGTTCCATTGGTAGTTAGACGACCCTCCTGCAGCAACGTGCCGGTAGCTCATCAGTCCAGCGTTCGCACCGTAGCCCGACAGGTCTGGCTTGAACCACACGCCGATGGCGAAATGGCTTACGCTCGGCACCTTCCATCCAGTCAAAGATATGCGCTGCTTAGCGATATTGAAGTCGAAGCCCTTGCCATCATAAGTGATGGGGTCCAGAAGCTTTGAGTCCGCCGCGCCGCGTACCAGGTCCTTTACTGCCGCACCCGTTTCGACCAGTCCGGGCGTACGGGGAAATGCGAAACGGCTGGCTGCATCAATTACGCCTACCGTCCGCGAATCGATAATGGCGTCACGTTGAAGAATGGGCAGGCTTTCGTCGTTGGTGCGAAGCCCAACAAGCTGTTTGATCAGTGGCATGTGATTTCCTATTAGATAACTTTGCGGACAGATACACGCGAAACCCGGAATGTGCCGCTGGTGCGCACCCCTTGTTTCCCTTGGCATCTCACGCTCAGTTGAAGGCTCGCCGGGGCGGCCGCGAAGGTATAAGGCTGGCTTCGATAGACGCCCGTGTAGGCATCGCTTGGCATGGCACTGGTTGCAGTCTCTGCCCGGTTATACCCCACCGAGACAGTGGTCACTCCGCCCACTAGTAACTGCATATCCGGGCCGTACATCTCCACGGAGCCCGCATCCACCTCGATTTCGGCAGCGAACTCAACCACGTCGCCGACACTGATTGTCGAGGGGTCTATATCGAAATAGAGCTGGGCAAGTTGAGCCGTGTTCGTCGCCGTACCAGCGAACGAAAGTTGCTGCCATTCCACACCGTTCTCACGCACAACCTTGCTAGCCACCGCCGGCAGCTCGGCAGTGGAACTGGCTCGCCAGGCAGTAGCAACGCTCCCCGCTGCAGATCCCTCCACCTCCCCTCCAACACCCTGCATGAGACCATTGGCCACCAGGTTGCCGGTGGGGTTGTCTGTGGCACTGTATTTATCAACGTTCGTCAGCAGCAGCGGCGCGGGTATACAGCAAAGATCTGACAAGGCATCGCTGATGGCCTTGCCGACGCGCATAGCAGCCACACAGTTCAGATGCAGGTTGTCGTAGCTGTAGCCGGGGTAGAAGTCGCCAATCGAGCTGCTAGGGTCAAGCAGGTGCAGCATGGCGTTCACAACGCGCACACCTTCCTGCTCGGCCATGGCCTCAAGACCTTGATGAACCTTCCAGTGCTGCAGGATGCGCTCGGGTGACCACGGTGGCGCGCCCGCCAAGCCGCGCGGCAGCTCGGACACCACCACCGCGTACTTACCCGCAGCCACGATGGTATCGACCATCGCTTGAATGTTTTGCAGCGTTGCCGCTCCATAGGCGTCATTGGTACCACAAAGAATGACGACGGCATCCGCATCAGTGGCAGCGGCGGCCGCAGCTCGGGGCAGAATCTGGGTGGTGGTTTGCCCCGCAATGCCGAAGTTCCAGTCACCGACAAAACGCGCCGCCCCTCGTGAGAACAACTCAACCCAGAACGGGTAAGCGCGCGGCTGGGTAGCCTTTCCGGACAACGCGAATGAGTTCGCCGTGCGGCTATCCCCAAGTACGGCGAACAGGAGTTGAGCCCGCGCACCGGGCTTGGATTTCAAGGCCGCTTCTACATCGACCCGCGTTGCATAGGACGACAGATCCGGCTCTTGGCCGCTGATGATTCGAAGATCCTCATCAACCGTCGCTTCGGTGTACCCGGACAGCTCGAACTCTACTGAATGCAAATACTGAATGGCCTGGCCGCCGAGTATTTGATTGTCTGCGTAAAGCAGACCTTCGTGCACCACCTTTTGATAGAAAATCCGGCGCCCCTCGGCATCGACCCTGGAAAGCAGCCTGTAGTCGCCGTCGACCTCCAGATAACCTGGGGTGTCGTCGGCCTCATCCAGGTAGCCCTCGAATTGGGAGACGGTTTCGAACGACGAGGCGATCGGCTCAAACTGGTTCGCCGGCACAGGCTGATCCTTGATCCATTTCCAGCTGCCAAGCCCCTCCCCGCCCAACTTGGAATACCAGCCATTGAGCGCAGGATCAGGGTCATCAGTTACCTGCCCGGTCTGCCCCGCCTTCGCCCGAAGGTCTGCATCCATCAGCGCCTTGGTTGAGAAAACTCCGTAGGACGTCGCAATAAATAGCTCGGTCATCTCAGCGGAGAGCCTGGCTTGCTTGGCAAGCGATGGCACAAGTCCGGATTCAGTAAGCACATCGGTGGTCGAATCGCCGTGGACGTATTCGTGCTGCTTGCTCGACGCGGCCTTAGACTGCGCGGCTGCTTCCGACAGCTGGCCGGCGTAGGCTTCTAAGGCTGAAATATCGGTCATTCACTTTTCTCCAGGTAACAAAAAACCCGCCGAGGCGGGCCCTGTACTTCAGGTGCTACTAAGGTTGGTCATCAGCCAGAGGAAGGCTGCAGGTTGCTGGCTGGCACCTCTTCGTCACCATCACCAGCGACGGCCGACTCCTCAGACCGCTCTGCGGCTACAGGAGCCCCTTCTGCGTCGGCCTGCAGGACTTTGCCATGCAGCAGCAGCCCCTCCATGATCGACTCATGGTCGCCATCGGTGACCTCAACGACATCCCTTGGAAGATCCTTGCAAGGCACATCGGTGTGGAAGAAAGCCAGCTTGGACGGGCTGAACAGATAAGGCATGGCTAGTTCCCCTTGGCAATCCAGCTGTAAGCGGTAAACGTGTTGCCACCCGAGTTCAGAACGGTGACGCTGTATTGATCCCAGCGCAGCACGCGAATGATGTTGTTCTCGGCAGGGTTGTCCTCAAAGTTCGTGAGGACGACCGACCGACAAGCCGTTGGAAACGCTACAGGGAAGGTGATGACCTGCTCGTTAGCGCCCCCGGCCAGGTTAATCACTCCGAATTGCTCGACCGCCCCCGTCGAGCCGTCTCGAACCCAAGAGGCGGCCGCGCCGAACGAAGCGGTGTTCTTCAACTGCCTGAGTTCGATCTGCCCATTGAGATCAGCGGCAATCTGGTTGACTGCAGCAATGGTGTAGGCATCAGTGATCCCGTAACCCGCCAAGGTAGATGCGTTGTTCGCTTTGCTGTTCAGCAGCGTGTTGACTTCGGTCTTGGTGTAGGCATCGTTGATCCCGTAGCCACCCAAGGTGATCGCCCAGTTCGCCTTGCCGCTAAGCAGCGCATCCGTCTGATTTTTCGTATAAGCGTCAAGAATCCCGTAGCCCGCCAAAGTGGTGGCCTTGACTGCGAAGTTGGCCACCAGCTTCTGAGCAGCCTTCAGCACCTGGGTGCTGTCCTCGGCGTCCAGCTCAGGCAGGTACGCCAGGATGAAGTTGCACAGCTCGTCCTGGACCATGTTCAGCCATTCGGCCTTGATCGGCGTGGGGGCGACACCGCCCACCAGCGAGCCGTAGCGGTATGCTCCGGTCGGACTGGCCAGGTCCGTCCATGCGGAAATTTTATCCATCGTCAAAGGTCCTTGTAGCCGCTCACCGATTCGGGCGCGACGTAGTGAATGGCGTCGAACAGCTGGTCGACCTTCTGTGCGATCCCTTGCACCACTTCCAGGCCAAAGCCCATCCGCACATCGGTGTACTCAGGCGCCTCCAGCTGCAGCCGGCAGTCCAGCGCGGCCGCCTCATTGGTCGCAAAGTGCCCCAGCGGCGCCTGTACCTGCCACGACCAAGGCCAGCCATCGCCATAGAGGAAGTCGCCAACCAGTGCCGAGCCCACACGCGGCGGGCGAAATTCGGCAATTTGCGCCTCGACACCGGCCTGCTCGGCCAGGCGCAGGTAATACGAGCGTTGCGGGGCGCCGGTGGCCGACAGCTTGTTGATGACCGCTTGCCGACGCTCTTCCAGGGTCTGCGACCCGGGAACCGTACAGGCGTCCGGCAAGCCCAGGTACGCCTCCCAGTCCGGCAGCAGCCAGGTCACGGTCGCGGGGTTCTGCTCCAGGCTAAGCTGCTCGCCCGCCGCGTCCACGCGGGCCAGTTCCGGGGCCGCTCCGTCGACCAGCTGAGCCACATCCGGCTGCAGCTCGGCATCGAACGCCGGCCCCGGCGGGAACAGCTGCTGCAGCTGTTCGCGGTAATCGTCCTCGGTCATAGCCATGAGATGGTTCCCAGCGTGCCAATTTCGTTATCCCCGATTGGCACATCCTCTACGGGGGTGGACAGCACGTGATCGGTTTCGCCCGGTGTGTTGCTGATGGCCGCACGCATGTGCGTCAGATAGACCTTCGAGCCCGACCCGCCCTCATCGGCAATCAGGTTGGCCAGCGACTGGCGCACGGCCTCCCGCAGCGTCGTGCTGTCCGGGACCAGCTTGATGGCGAAGTCGATGACGTGGTTGATCGGCGCGAAGGCGTACACCTCGGCGGTCACTGGGCGCTTCTTGTCCAGATAGGCCTGGACCTCGGCAACCTTCTCGTCGCCCGGGAAAATGTCGGCATCCCCGTCGCAGACGAACGTCAAGCCAAATGTGCCTGGGCCCATCCACCGCGGCAGGGCCCAGGCCCTGGTAACGCCCGCGACCTCCAGCGCCCACTCCACAAAGTCGGAGCCACTGCCGACCTTGCTGGGGTTCTTGAATGCCGCCTCTACGCGACCGCGCAATTGCTCAAGGCCTTCTTCGTCGACACCGCCGACCAGGCCGTCAGCATTGATGGTGGCTTCGGCGTTAACCCCCAGCACAGGGTTGACCGCCGTCAGCTTGCCCCCCTCGATGTTGCCCAAGGCGCCCGGCGTTTCCGCCTGGACTGGCACCTGCGCCGCCCCGGCCACCAATGCCGTCGTCACGGTCACGACGTAGCGCCGGCCGTCCTCGTACTGGTAGACCACGCCGGCATCCACCAGCGCCCCGGTAGCCCCCACCACGCCGATCTTGCCACCTGCAGGGACGGCTGCTTTGCGCCCATCCTCCAGCCGCCAGTCGGCCCATTTCAACAGCATCTCCTCATCGCACGTAGCTGGATGGGATTGCCGGGCAATCCATTCTTGGTGGCCATACAGGCCGTAGGCAGCGCCACTGAGCACTCGCGAGGCCACCTTGGCATCCGAGCGACGCAGGGCATCCGGCGCGTTTCGCTCGAAGTCCGATTGAGTGCGCGTGATCAACGCGGGCAGGGTCGGCATTTCATACGGCATTGATCAAACTCCAGGTGTCTTCGAAGGCGAGCTGCAGGGTTTCACCGTTCGACTCGGTCAGGGTGACCAACAGGTTGAGGCGGTCATTGCCTTGGCGCTCCGCTGTCACAGCCACGGTGGTGACGATGTCGTCATCAGTCATCCAGCGCAGCGCCTCCTGGGCGTACTCCTGCGCATCGCGCAAGGTGTCATCGGTCAGCGCCCGCCGGCGCAGCAACCACAGGCGTGAGCCGATCTGGTCGCCGGCCTCGGTCGGCGCACAATCGCCCCACCAGCCCTGCCGGTCGGCATCGTCCAGGGCGTCGTCGGTGGACGCGCGCCGCCAGCTGAACAGGCTGATGGTCGCGGCACGGCGCAGCAGCGCTTCGCGGCTCATCCTCCACCCCCGACCGGCTTACCGGTGTTCGCGTCGCCAATCATCACGCCGTCGTGTTCATGCTCGATCTGACTGATACCACCAGCCACCTGGTCGCCAACTGATTCGATGCGCCCAGTGGTGCTGATCAACGGGGTGTCGAACTTCACACCCTGACCGGCGGTGATCTTGAGCGTCTGGGTTTCCATCTCGATCACCCGCCCACGCTTTAGTACCACGCGATCGCCTTCGTCGGTGTACAGCGCCACCTCGCCAGCCTGCAGGTTCGGCAGGCGATAGCGCCGATCCGACACCACCAGCACCACACCATGGCTGCGGTCACCGATGAACCCCGCCAGCGCCTCGGCGCCGGCATGCGGACACGACGTGAAGCCGTAGGGCTCCAGGTGCTCCATGTCGTCTTTCACTTCGCCGGCCGTGATACGCAGCTGCAGGCTCTGGAGCTTGCGCGTGGCATTGGCCAGCACCACCACGCCGCGGGCCAAAACGCCCGCCATTGGGTTTCTCATGGCTTGTAGTCCGCTGGAATGAGGTATTCAAAGTTGTCGGTCTTCTTGCCCTTCTTGAGCTTGCGGCTCTCGTAGGCGTCGTTCGGCTCGGGCAGGAAGCCGTCAGGCGGCGCCACGCTCATCTTGCACACCGTGCCCTGCTCGCTCAGCTCATAGCTGATTTCGCTGATGAGCATGTCGCGGTCCAGACCGATCAGCGGGTCGAACACCCGGACGATCATGTTGTGCCGCCACAGCGCGCCGTTGCTCTGCCGCCATCCCTGCACCGTGTAGTTCAAGGTCAAAGCACGACTGATCGCGTTGGCCCGCTCCCACTCCACCCGCGCCCGAGCCATCGCCGGTGTCATCTGCCCGGACTGGTGAATCACCTTGACCCGCCGCCGCGTCACCCGGTCATCTGCCAACTTGGCTTCGACCTCAGTGGCCGCCGTGCCAAAAGACGTGTCGGTACCGCTACGCTGCCCCCGACTGATGTATTCGGAAAACACGTTGGAGAAATCCAGATTGGTGTCACCGGTCAGGATGTTCTTGCCCAGCTCCAGCTTGTCGACGGCGCGGCCGGCAGTACCGGGGGTGGCGATCACCAGACGCCCGCGGCCGTCGTCTGTGCTGAACAGCCGCGACAGGGTCAACAGCCGGTCGATGCTCTCAAAGGCCGTTTCCCCGGGCTCGATGGTGTGGTCATCCAGGCCCAGTGTGGTCGTTGCCTCGTTGACGACCTTGATGCCGTACTCGCCGGCCAAGGCCTCGACGATCTTCTGCACGCTCTGTCCGCGCCACTGGCCCGGTGAGTTGATGGCTGCGCAGTCCACCAGGTCAGCCGTTTTCGAGCGCCCGGCGATGCTCAGCGTGATGGATCGAGCGTCGTAGCGGATCGGCGAGCTGAACACGTAGCCGGTCAACACCAGGTCGCTGCCGATGCGCACCTCGACCGCTTCCCCCTGCTGGATCCGCACCGGCATGTCGCCGCCGCCCGGCCACTTCCAGGTGATGCCCACGCTGAAGTCCCGTGCCTGCCGTTCCAGCCCGGCACTGATGCTGACGTCTTTCCAACCGGCGTAGTCGTGCCCGCCAACGCTGAGGGTGACGGTGTTGTCTGGCTCCATGGCTCAACTCTTGGCGACTTGCAGTTCGACGGCAGGCACGAAGCCTGGATGGCGGATCTTGTTGCGCGTGACGATTTCACTGCCGCGCAGGGCATCGCCATACAGCCGGTGGGCCAGCACCAGGGACGGCACCGCGAGCCGCGGTTGGTACGGCCGCAGCCATACGCCGCTGCGCGCCACGTCTGTCAGGTGCCGGTCCAAGGCCTGGCGGGCATCGCTGAGCACGCCGAAGTGATCGGGCAGGCTCTCCTCGGCAATGGTCCACATCGCCTCACTGATCGCGTCCCTGACGGCCAGTATGTCTTCAGCCACCGGCACACCGGTGTCCATCGCACTGCCCGACGTCACCGTCGAGCCCTGTTGCTCGAGCTGGACGCTCAGCGCGGCGGGCTGGTCGACGCTCTGCACGCTGGCCACCGGCACTTCGGCCATGTCCAGCAGCACGTCCACCAGGACGGCGTCCTGAACCAGGCCGATCACCGCCGCCTGGATCAAGGCAATGTCCGGGTCATCGGTGGCCGGGCGCGCGGCCGACAGCGCCGTGATCGCTTCCGCCTTGGCCTTGGAGGACTGCAGCGACGAACCGGTCGAGCCATAGCCGCTGAACCAACGATCCATACTGGCAATGTCGCTCAGCAGGCTGGCCGACAACGCATCGGGTGCATTGATCAGCGACTGCACCAGGGCGCCGACGTCCGCCACCAGCGAGGTCAGCGGTTTGAGGAAGTTGATGGCAAAGGCATAGGCGCTGGAAATCGCACGGCGCACGGCGCTGACGCGCTGACGAGCCCAGTTGACCTTGGCCATGGCCGCGTCGAAGCGGGCCTTGATCGACTCCAGCAGCGTCGGCACATGCGCCGCCAACTGCCGGCGGGTGTTCACCCGCTGCACGGGGAAGGCCAGCGTGCCGTCAATGAATGCCAGGTTGAAGCGCACCATGCCCAGTTCGCTCCGGGCATGGGAGATTTCACAATCGCCCGCCGTGACGGTCAGGCGGCCGAACCAGGGGTGAATCAGCTCTCCCGGCCCCGGCGTATCCAGGGCGACCAGCAGGCGGTCGCGCTGGCTGATGAAGTCCGGGCCGATGATGAAGCCGGCGAACTTGTATTCTCGCGTCTGCCGGCCCATGTCCTCCACCAGCGGCTGGTCGCGCTTGGGGTACTCGTGCAGCTGAGTACGCCGCCCGACCGGCACGCTGTCGCTGTCGACCCAGAACTGAACGCCGCGAAATGACGCCTCGCGGCGCAGGTCGCGCCATTCACTCATTGGTGCCTCCCATCGTCCGGTAGCCAACCCTCGGCGTCACCGACAGGCCAGGCTGGTTGGTTTTCACGTTCTCCACCCGCAAGCCGGGCGGCGGGTTATCGAAAGTCATGCGCAGCTCACCTTCCAACTGCGGCTTGGCGCTTACCTGGGCCGACTGACGCAACAGGGCGCCAGGCTCGGGTATCTGGCCAGAAGCTCGAAGCAGCCCGCCAGGCGCCGGCAGCGGTTCTGGTGCCCGCAACAGCGCGCCTGGACTCACCCCGAACGCCTGATTGCGGGCGGCCTGTGCGCCCTGCGCCACCTGAACAGCATTGGCCTGCACCAAGGCACCGGTACCACCGGCGACCGAGTTGCGCGCTTTCTGCTCGTCGGCCAGGCGCTGAACCCGCACCGTCAGGCTTTCCCCATCTCCACCGCCGAACAACTTCAGCATCGGCTCAAGGTAGGGACTGACCCGATCCCACAAGCCTTTGAACCACCCCACGATGGGCTCCCAGTTCTTCATGATCAGGGTCAGCGGGGTCCAGGCGAACACACCTTTCAGAAACTCCATGAACGGTGTGGTGTAGGCCTTGATCAACTCCCACAGGGCGCCGAAGAACGGCCCGACCTTCTCCCAGTTGGCGACGATCAGGCCGGCCGCCGCTGCAATACCCACGGCAATGAGGCCAATCGGGGTGGCGGCAAAGGCCACGCCGAGCACTCTAGTGGCCACCGTCGCTGCAAACACTGCGGCGCGCAGCGCCGTGAAGGCGGTCCCAGCGATGACAATGCCTCGCACCAGCTGCGGGTTGTCGCTGATCATCTGCGCCACCTGGCTGATCCATGGGCGTAGCTTGTCGAGTACGGCGTTGATGCCGGGCAACAACGCATTGCCGATAGCCCTGGCCGCGCTGTTCACGCCGTTGTGCAGCAGCTGCAGGTTGTTGGCCGTGGTCGCAGCCCGCGACGAATACTCCTGTTCCATGGAGCCGGCAAACTGCTGCGCGTCACTGACCTTTTCCAGATTGCCGCGCAGCAACTCTAGGTTGGTCAGCAGCGGCGTGATGGCCCCGATGGACTCGGTGCCGAACAGCTCGGCCAGCAGTGCCGGCCGCTTCGCCGCGTTGACCTGGCCAATCCGCTTGAGCAGATCCAGCATGGTGCCCTGGGCATCCTTCTGCATGTTCTCGGCCACCGTCTTGGAATCCAGCCGCAGCGACTTGTACGCCTGCGCCTGGGACTTCGTGGCAGCCGTGCCCTTGGTCATGGCCAGCATGAAGTTCTTGATACCGGTAGCCGCCACGTCCTGCTTGACGCCCACACCGGCCATGGTTGCGCCGATGGCGGCGATCTGTGCCGACGACAGGCCTGCGACTTCGCCCAGCGCGCCGACTTCGGTGACGATGCCGGAGATCTGCTTGGTGGTGGCCGGGCCGGTGTTGCCCAGATAGTTGATCCGGTCAGCCAGGGCCACCACCTCGCCCTGGTTCATGCGGAACGCGGTGCGCCATTTGGCCATCATGTCGCCACTTTCGTCGGCAGTCTGGTCAAACGCGATGCCCATCTTGACCGCCGCCTCGGCAAAGCCCAGCAACTCATCCCGGGCAATGCCGGACTGGCCACCGGCCGCGACGATCTTGGCGATGTCGGTAGCCGCCATGGGCAGACGCTCGGACAAACGCCCGATGTCGTCACCCATCTCCTTGAACTGGGTCGGCGTGTCGAAGTTCACCACCTTGCGCACGTCGGCCATCTGCGACTCGAAGTCGATGGCCGCCCGCGCGCCGGCAATGAACGGTGCCGCCATCGCCCCGCCGGTGATGATGTCGCTCCAGCCGATCTTCCCGAGGCCGGTGCTCTCCAGGTTCTTGCGGAACGTGGAGATGTTCTTGCGCACGCCCGCCAAGGTCGGCGAGAGCTTGTCGACGCCGGTGATCAGCGCCTTGAGCTGAAACTTGTCAGCCATCCTCCCCCCTCAGCGTTTCCGCGATGCGCTGGCTATGCGCGGTGGCTTCCAAGATCACGTCCAGGGTGCGGCCCATGACCTGCTCCGGGTCTGACTTCCAGAACCAGGCCAGGTCGTAGGCTGTGGCGATCAGGCCGTCAACGTCGCTGATGCCGGCGCCAAGAAAAAACCGGCGACGGTCCAGGCGGCGTTGTTCAGGTCCGCCAGGTCCAGCTGGTTGACCGACGAAGTCGGGATGGCGGCGCAGACGGCGATGTACTTGGCGGCCACGTCCATGTCGAGGGACACGGCCTCGTCCTTGTCCATCTTGTACGGCAGCGCCTTGATGTTTCGCACTTCCTGCACCGTGGGCCGGCGCAGCTCGAGCTGGGTGACTTCAGCGCCGTGAGCCTGAATCGGCGCCGACAGCTTGATGACTTCAGTCATTGCCACACCCCCTTGGTGCCTTCCCACTTGAGATCGATGGTGCCGTCATCGCCCTTGGCCGCCGGCTCGTCGACCAGGTACGCGCCAGACAGGACATAGACGCGGCCGTTGCCGAACTCTGCCGTGATCGTGGCGTCGGTTGCGCCGGTGATCTGCGCGATCGGCAGGTCAGGATCATCGACCACCGTGGCCTGAACATAGGGCACCCGATCCTCTTCCTTGAAGAAGCCCGGCGCGACGGATTCGCGCTTGACGTCACTGAGCGGACATTCAACCCCGCCCGTGACAGTGAATTGGGCGCCGTCAGCCTTGATGAAGACGGTGCCTGCGACTTTTTTGCCCATGGGCAACTCCTACAAAAAGGCCCGCACGCGGCGGGCCTTGGTGGGTGGTTCAGTTACGACGCCGCGTACTGCAGGCGGAACTGGTACTGCAGGGCGAACACGCGCAGCTGGTTCACCAGGTCAGGCGGATACAGCACGTTGAGCCGGGTGGGATCGGTGGTCGAGCGCTCCACCACCAGATACTTGGCGAAGGCTTCGGCGTTCTCGACGATGCCCAGCAGCTCCAAAGTCTGATAACCGGCAATCAGCTCGGCGCGGATCACGTTCGGGGTGACGATCGCTTGGCCGGCGCCAAAGCGCGTACCGTCGTCAGCCAGCTTGTGCCGCCCGTATTTGCTAGTGATGCGGCCCTTGAGGAAGTTGATGACATACGCCGACTGGTGCAGCGTCTCGCTGTCCAGGAACGAGTTGTCAGCCTGGCCCAGGGCGTTCTGGCGGTAAGTGGTGATGCCACGCTCGATGCGCTGCGCCCCGCCGCTGCTGTAGCCCGTGGCAATGCCGTGGGTCAGCAACGACTGCCGCTCGGTCAGCATGAAGCGGTCACCCGACGGCGCCGGGGTGATGCCGTTGAGTTCACCGGTTTGCGTCGGCCTGGCCGGATCCGCCGAGATGAACACCGCAGTGCGCGCGGCATAGCCGGCGGCCTGTCGCCACACTGGGTCAGGGCACTCCGGCTCGAAGCCGTACACGGTCATGTGCGGGTCGTTGCGGGTATCGCCCAGCGCGACCAGCTCGCCAAGGGTGCCCCGGCACGCAGAATAGACGTGGCCGTACAACTGCCGCGCCCAGCTCCAGCGACCGCTGCTGTCATCCATGAAGCCCTTCCAGGCATCCAGCGAAGTGGCGTCGGTCCAAGGTGCGCAGATGAACTCGAACGGCTCATCGCCCAGCACGGCTAGGGCATCGGCCACATCCGGAGTGCCGACGCCACCGGTCATGGCGGATACGGTCACGGTGAGGCCGGCGGGAGTCAATTCGCCGTTGCTGCGTCCCTGGCGGTTCAACTCCAGCTGGGTGTCGTTGCCGCTGAGGCCGGACCAACGGCAGGTCAGGGTCACTTCGCCCGTGGCAGCAGTCGCCGATACGCCCAGGCCGGCAGCGTTTACCGCTGCCGCCAGCGCGGTGGCCACTGCCGCTGCCGAGGCACCACTGGCCACCGTGGCGCGCACCCGCTGGCCGCCGATGTACAGGTTGACCTGGCCACCCTCCGTGGTGGTGCCGATGATGGTCACCTTGCCGGCCGCCTTGGTACCAGTCGCCTTGAGCGGCAGGCACCAGACCTCGCCCACCAGGTCGATGCCGCGCCAGGTCTCGTACATGTCGGCCAGCATCGAACCGACGCCGCCGATGGTCTTGGCCAGGCTCAGGCTCGGCACGAGGGTGAGCTTGCCGATTTCCGGCGCATCTGCGTCGTCATTGACCTGGCCGACGATCAGCCGCAGCAGGCTGCCCGTGGCGCTGTTGGCCTGGCTATTGTCGACCTCGGCATAGAACAACGGCACGCGCAGGTTGTCGGGGATGGCATTGAAACTGACGGCCATTATTCAGCGCTCCTGGTAGCAGCAGGCGCCTTGGTCGAAACCTTGGCGGCAGCTGTTTTCATTTCGGTCACATCGCCTGCGCGCAGGCGACGCAACCAGTAAGCATCGCGCGGCACTTCGCGCCCGTCGGGCGGCAGCGTGCCGCCCAGCTCCGGGTCGGGCACGACGCGGCCCTCCACCGGATACACGGTGATTCGAGTCATGGGGATTACCCTTGTGGTATTTCGGTGGAAAAGCGCACTTCGACCCGACCATCAGGCCCAGGCGAGGTGTGGTTGGGATCTTTCGGGTCAAGGCTGTCCAGGCTGAAGTCGATGCCCTTCAGCGGCGGGAGGCCGTCAAGCTCGAACTCGTGCCAGGTTTCGGCGGGTTCACTGCCGCGGTTGCGACCCAGCTGGAAGCCAGCCGAGAAGCTGAAGCGGTAGACCACCCGTGCACGGTTGATCAGCACCAACCCGCCACCGTCGTAGACGATGGGGTCGTACTCCTCACCAGGCCGCCAGCCAACCAAGGCCCGCCACAACTCCTTGCGAAAGTCGTGCAGCAGGTCGGCGGCCTGCTGGCCGCGCTCGTCCTTGGTGTCCATGGCGAACACCACCTCAAAGCGATCCTCGATGTCCTGGGTAACTGCGTTTTGCGCCTTGTTCTCGCCGGCTTTGTCATCAGCGGTGATCACATAGGCCGAGGGGTTCTTCAGCAGCGTGGACGAGCTGACGGCATCGAGGTCGATGCCGCCCGAGATCCTGTCGGCCAGGCTCGGGCAGTACTCGCGCAGGTGCGCGATGACGGGTGAAATTTTCATGCTGGTTTACCGGCCCGGCGGGCCTGCTGGTCAGCGCAACGCGGCGGCGAAGGCTGCTTTTAGGATCGACTGGACCTGGTCTTTTTCGTCCTGCAGGGCGTCTTCCATGTAGTTGGCCCGCGGCGCGATGCGCCACCCGCTTGCGGCCCGCTCTGCGAGAGCGGCGGCACGTTCGCCCTTGCCACGGCGCTTGCCGGATGCGAGCCCGCGAACGCGAGCCCCCTGCTTCACGCCGTAATGCAGGTAGGTCGGGTAGTAGTCCTTCATGGACGAGGTCTTGCGCGGCGCAATCTTCACCAGGAAACCCCCTCGGGAAACCTTGAACGTGATCGACTCGACGGTCCTGCCGGTTCGGCTGACAGGATAGTTGTCTTGTCCACGGGCCAAGGCCAGGTTCAGCTGGGCACGTCGACTGACCAGGCGGCCAGCCTTGCGCATCCCTTTCCTGATCTGTTTCTTGTCAAAGATCTCACGCCCGAACTGGTCGAAGCCCTCGATGTGCAAATAGCCGTCAACGGAAGCCGAGTTAGCCATAGAGCCCCCCTTCCTCTTGCTGCGGGCCGAGCTCTTCAACCTCGATCAGGGTGAAGCGCTTACCTGCACCCCAGGGTGCGCAGCGCTTGACGCGGTAAATCACGCCGCCAGCCACCACCTCATGCGAGGTCGTGACTCCGCCCAGCAGTCGTACCCACACCCGATGCGTGATCTTGTCGTCCGTTTGGACGCTGTCGGTATAGACCGCTGTGCCAACGGCGCGGATCTTGGCCCAGCGGTGGCGAGGCTGGGTGAATACCGCATCCAGATCTGCATCATCAACAGGCAGATCTTCGCGCAGCCGAATAGTGATGCGCCGGTCCAGCTCGCCGGATTCCGGCTCGCGTGTGCCTATCGAGCTAGCCATGTTCAGAACCTCGGCGGAACAGTGATATCCGCCAGTAAGTGGTCAACGAACCCCGAAGGAACCTCGGTCAGCGTTTGGCCAACAATCAACAGCCCGCGTTGGGCGAATGCCGTTTCGGCCGCCATCAGCAGCCAGCTCACAACCCCAGGGTGTGCCTCGAGGTCAACGCCTGCACGGTAGCGAATGCGCAGGCGTCCTTCTGGTCGGCCGCTGGGAAATGCCAGGTAGCTTTCCTTGCCACCTTGAATGAGCTCAACCGCACCGGTGAACTCCACCGGTGGGCCAGAAGCGCCGAGCAGCATGACCGACTCGACTGCGACCGCCTGGCCAACATCGAGAGGGTGGCCTGAGGGATAGTGCGCCGGCCAATCCTCTTCGTAGAGCGCCTCTCGTATTGCCGCGCCCGTCCTCGACTCGCCTTGTGCCGTAACGCCCGGGATGATGATCAGATTGATCAGCTCGGGCTGCAGATCTTCTGGTTCAGCGCGGCATTGAAAGGCGACTTGCTCCAACGTCAACACGGGCTCCCCCGTGTAAGCGATGCGACGCGCCATGATCAGGGCTTGCCGTCAGTGCTCGCCGAATCATCGGGCTTGCTCGCAGCGTTGTAGGCATCGCCACCGGCGTCCTTGCCGGCTGCACCGCCGCTGCCTGTTCCGGTTTTGCCTTTCTTCGCCTGCTTGCCCGCTTCGCTGGCATAGCCCGCCTCGATCAAT